ACAGGTTTCCCTCATGAATCTCCTTCTCGATTACGACCTAGAAGAGCAGAAGGCCCTCTCTCTTCTCCCTAATCGGATCATCGAAGCCTCGCAGAGCGTTGTCTTTGACCGTCTTGGCTACCCCACTCGGGTTGAGTCCATCAAAGAGCTTTGGAAGTATGCCGACGCCATGCAGGAACAGCGTTCGCGGACAACCTTTGACCTTTTGGGCGGAGGCCTAACCGAAGAAGAATTCCGTCTCTTCACAATCATTGTCGAAAAGGTCGAGTTCCTAACAGAGCGTCACTGTGACCGCCTCGTCACTCCCGCTTCCTCTTTGCTCAGAGCCTTTTTGCCCTTCCGTGCCATCCGCTCCTTTGAGTCGAAGGTTAACGTCATCCTCGAACTCGGCCCCGGCTCGGGCTACCTCGGCGCCCTTTTGCACGAAACAGGCTACTCCTACCACGCGGTCGAAGTCTGTCAAGGCTTCGCCCTTTGGCAGAGACTTTTGATCTCCGACAAACACGCTCACACCCCCTGGTGGAAGTGGATGACCGAACCCTTTGAAGGGATTGAGCTCTTCACTTCCAACCATGCCCTGAACGAACTCCACCCCTGGTCCCTCTGCTTCGCCTTACATCGCGCTTCGCGCGCCAAGGCTCCCTGGATCATCGAATGCCTCGGAGGTCAAATCACTTCCTCGAACAAACAGACTCTCGACCTGTTTTCCAAATTCAACTACTCCGGCTTTCGCTCTCCCACCATCTTCATGATGCCCCAGGGCCAATTGGCCCCTCCACTTCTCCCTCTCAAGCTAACCCGAAGCTGGGACGATCTCCTCCCAGTATGGGGTGGAAGCCTGCCTCAGACTGAAGATGAGTTCTTCTTCACCTCCACCCTCGGCCCCGACTTCAACTCAGGAAAGCAATAATGATCTGGTCTCCTCAAGTGAAACCCGAAAAGCGCCGAGGGACAAAGGGCATTCCCCGCCCCTCCTCAACCTACCGCGCCGCGCGCCGCAATGCCCTCCGCAAACTGAAGAAAGCCCTCCATGCCTCGTAGAACCCATAGAGAGCCGTACGTACAAATAAAAGTCAACCTTCCGGCCACTCTGAACGCCCTCTTGGAAGAGCAGCTCTGGGACCCGGTCCTAAAAAAGCCCCGCTACGCCGAACGCAGTTGGATCATCACAAAACTCGTCCAGCGCTGGCTCGAAGAGCGCGGCATCCAAACCTGACCTAGGAACTGCAAAATGCCAAACGTCAAGGATGAATTCCTCCACTTAAACTCTTTCGAAACAATAGCCCTCCATTCCCGTCGGGCCGAACTGATCGGAACTCCTCCCCGAACCCACCTCCCGGACGAGGTCCTCCGGGAGTTGATGTGCATCTCTCGCCTCCTTCGGGATCGAGCCTCGATCTCCCGCCGAACCGACTCTTCACCTCGAAGAAGTGCCCCTTCCCTCGACATGCTTTGAAAGGAGACCCTTCCATGCTCTACAATCCCCACACTCGTCCCTGTTCCCTTGCGTCGATCCAAGCCTATATCGACACAAAGGACCCCAAGGAACGCTACTCTTGGGTCAACCCCCAAGACTGCGCCTGCGGCCAATATCTGAGCGACGTCTGCGACCTCGCCATCGGCCGCTACCACTGGGGACGTTTTAGCGACGACCCAAACATCGCCGTCCTGAATCAGCTCGCCATGCCTCCAGACGGCTCCTCTTGGGGCACCTGGGGCGACCTCCGCGCCCGAGTCATCCTCCGCAAGGACCTCTTCGTATGACCATCTCCCGCCGCGGCTTTTCCTCCCTCCTCGGAGCCGGCTCCCTCGCAGGTATGGCGAAGAGCGCCGGCTCCCGTCTCGGAGGGGAAGCCCTCTCTGAGACCAATATCCCCCTCGAAGCGCGCCCAGGCAAAGATTGGCATAAGGAACCCCTTATTCCCACAATGGAACACGACGCGGCCGTCCGCCTTGCTCTTCTCGATCCCGACATGAAAAAGGCCCTCTACACCTACCTCTACAACGAACAGAAGACTTCCCTCCCAACCCAAATCGACCCCGACATCGAGGTCCTTCGTTCCTTCTCTCGAATGGCCAAGCTCACCTTCCAAAGACAACGTAACGTCGAACACGCTCTCCACCACCTTATCACACCTCATAGAGAAACCCCCCACGGCCTCATGGGGATGTTTCAGAGTTTCATCTCTGACCTCGTCTGGAATAGGGAGCTGAAAAAATGACCCTCCCCCGAGTTATCTTCCTCTCCGGCGACAAGGGTTCAGGTAAAACCTCCCTCGCCAAAGCCTTTCATCAAAAGGTCGAGTTCTCCTTCCGCTGTAGCTTCGCCGAACCCCTTCGCAACGCCTACCTGGCCACCTTTCACATGGATGACCTTCTTTCTTCTATCTGTCCCTTCGACCTCACCCTCGAAAAAGAAAAGCTCGAACCGACCCTCATACCTCGCCACGACGGAGTCCTTCTCACCCGCCGCGATTGGCTGATCGCCTTTGGCCTCTTCCTTCGAAAGCTGCACGGCCCCGACGCCATGGGTGAACTCGCCCTTCGCGAAGTCCTCTCCAGCGAACACTGGTATCAACACTTCATCTTCGATGACACTCGCTTCCTGGGCGACATTCGTCCCTTCACGCGGGAGTTTCCTAAAGAACAACTCGTCCACGTCCACTTGACTCGCCCTGGAACCTCCTCCGAAGACGACATCGGGGATGACCTTTGGGCGGCTTTCCCTCTCCTTCAGCGAATCGCCCTCAAAGTAAACGGGCCGCCCGTGAAGCTGGTCGATGACCTCCTCCAATCCCTTCAGGACCCCTCCTCATGAGCGCCGACGATTTGTTTGAAGAGACGGCGAGGGAAATCTTCACCCAGGCCGGAATATCCATCAAACGAAACCCGGAGCGCTTTGTCGAAGCGCAACTCATCTTACGAGAACGCGCGATTGAGCTAAATAACGCCTTCGAAAAAGAAAAGTGCTCCCTTGAAGAAAAGAGCTCCCTCTGGCACAAACAGATCTCGGACCTCATCTCCCACCTCCAGTGCCTCTTAATCGAAGGAGAAGTTTCCCCATGAACTCCTCAAGTGAAACCACCGACTGGGAACCGACAGCCAAGCTTCGCTGGAACGGCGACGTCCTCGAACAACTCTACCAGGGCTTCTACTGGTACATGCACATCACCGAGCCTCACGCCGTTCCTTTCGCGCGAGGCATTCCCATCAAAGCCCTCACCCAATCAACCGAATGGAGGGTTGTTCCCCAAAAGGAAGTCGAATGAGCCGCTTCGATCTTTTCGTCCTCCTAACTCCCATTGCGATCCTTTTGCTCTGGGCTTATCTCACCTAGAAGGAAAAAAGGAAAAAAGGAAAACCCTCATGCGAATCGACAGATCACCTATCCTTCCAGCCTACATCGACTCCACGATGCGTTCAGCATTCTCTTCCTGTGAACAGAAGTTCTTCGCCGAGTTCTGCCTAGGGCTTCGCCCTGGAGCTTTGTCAATCGACCTTCACGCGGGAGGCTGCTTTGCCTCAGCCCTTGAGTCCTTCTACCGTGCCTTCTGGGAGAAGGGCCTCGACTACGACCACGCCATCGCTCAAGCCTATGGGACTTTCCTCCATGAGTGGGGCGACTTTCAGATAATAAAGAAAACGGCCAAGACGCAGGACAACATCTGGGCGGGCATTATTTCCTATCTCCACAAATATCCCCCAAAGGAGGATCCCCTCCAACCCTTCATTTTCGAAGAAGGGAATACCCCTTCCGTCGAGTTCAGCTTTGCCATCCCTCTTCCAGAGAATGAGGGCTTTCCCCTCCACCCCACTTCTGGTGAACCCTTCCTCTACGTCGGCCGCGCCGACATGTTGGGCCGCCACGGGAGTCAAATCACCGTCAAGGACGACAAAACGGCGGGCAAACTAGAGTCGGATTGGGCCGACAAGTGGAACCTCCGAGGCCAGTTCCTCGGCTACTGTTGGGCCTTGACCCGAAGCGGACTGAAGTGCAACAAGGTCCTCGTCCGAGGAACCATCTTCACTCAGACTGAAATTCGCCACGTCGAGGCGGAGAAGCTCTATCCCGATTTCCTCATCAAACGCTGGGAGGACCAGCTCCGCCTAAACCTTCAGCGGTTGGTTGAGTGCTGGAAGAAAGGCGAAGCCCTCTCCGATCCCGGAAAGGGCTTTGGCTTTGACTTCGCCGAAGCCTGCACGCAATACGGGGGTTGCGCCTTCAGGGACCGCTGCACCTCCAGCGACCCGAACATGTTTAACTCGGACTACGAAGTGTCCCGTTGGGACCCCACGAAGAAAAATCCTCTGACCGTCGATCCGGTTGTTCCACCACACGGCTTGTCCCTCGCGGGGGCACTTCGCACTTCCGCATCCCTCCTCTCTCTAGTCAAAGTCGGAGAACCCTCTCTGGAGAAAACGCCATGATCCGCCCCCTTGGAAGCACTACCTCCTCCCTAAAGTACCGCAACGCCTGGAGCCCCCGGAGGACTCTCCTCCTCCAAGCTCTTGTCGACCAAGGTCTCTCCGGTTCCCAGATCGCGAAGATCCTCGGTCTCACCCGCAGCACGATCTCCGGAAAGGCAAAGCGGCTCGGCCTTCGACTCAAAGGAGGCATTGTTCCTCTCTCTATGAAGAAGAGGAAACAACCATGACCACCTCGGTTTTTATCTCTCTTATCTTCCTCTCCATCGCCTGCGCTTGCAACTCTTTCGCAATCTACCAAATTGGGAGAAAAAAATGGCCCTCACCGAAACACTACGACCGCCTTCCGTCCTCGTCATGGGAGCCCCGGGAAGCGGAAAAACGACCGCCCTTTCGACCATCCTGAAGAGCGGCGTAAAGCTCTTCTCCATCGTCACCGAACCTGGTGGCGTTGACTCTCTCGTCGACGCCGTGACCAAGGCCGGTTTAGACCTAAACCTCCTCCATTGGCACTACGTCCCGCCCTCTACCCCAGGCTGGAAGGCCATCCGCTACGCGGGCCAATTAGCGAATACTCTTTCCTACAAGGACTTGAGCGATTTGAAGATGGGCGTCGCTCGCGAAGAGCAAAAAGCTCTCGGCGTCCTCTTCGACCTCTGCGAGCACATGGTCGACCAACGAACCGGAAAGGACCTCGGCCCGATTGAGGTCCTCGGCCCCTCCTGGGCCATTGCGCTCGACTCCATGTCCGGCCTGAATGACATCTGTTTGCAGAATACTGTCGGCTTTAAGCCCTCTCCCCATCAAGGCGAATGGGGAACAGCGATGAGCCTGGAGAACCAGATCATCAACAAGCTCTGTTCGGACTTGACCTCCTACTTCATCTGCAACTGTCATCTGGACCGAGTTACAGAGGAAGTCTCCCTCTCCTCCAAGGTGGTCTGCGCCGCCCTCGGCTCGAAGCTCGGCCCAAAGATCCCCCGCTTTTTCGGCGATTTTGTCTACTCCCAACGAAAGGAAAGCGGCTTCACTTGGTCCACTTTGTCGAATGAAGCTGATCTCAAGAATAGAGCCCTTCCCGTCGGAAAGGACTTCCCTCCAGACTTCACCCCCATCATTACCGCATACAACTCTCGAATCAAAGCCCTTTCCGGAGCCGCGGCATGAAACGCGCTTCTACAGAACCCCACGTCCAGCTCGCGCACATCGCTCGAATACCAAATCCCTTTAAACCGCTCAATCTTCGCGAAGCCTTCAACCGCGACTGGATTTGGCCCAAAGAGGACCACTGGGGCTGGTCCCATCCTCTCGAGTATTGGCCCCCCATCGAAACCTGGCTCCGAATGCACACCAACATTGACGAAAGGAAGCTCGTCCTTCAAGCCGGGGGCTGCTGCGGCCTTTATCCCTGGCTCTTGTCCCTTCACTTCGACAAGGTCCTGACCTTCGAACCGGACCCTTCGAACTTCCACTGTCTCGTCGCAAACTGTGCCTCGCCCCGAATCATCCCTTCAAACTTCGCCCTCTCCAAGACGGCCGGGTTGGTCGACCTCCTCCCCGTTGGGGGCCAGACGAACATCGGTTGCATCCAAACGGTGGAAGGTTCTTCCGTTCCAGCCATCTCTATCGACTCCCTTGGTCGCGCTAACCTCCGCGGCCTTGCCGCGATGGTCCTCGACCTCGAAGGGGATGAAGAAAAGGTCCTCCGCGGAGCATTCAACGTACTCACCTCCATTCGGCCCAAAATCATCGTCGTCGAAACCTGTCCAGACTCCCTCATCCTTTGGATGCGAGATCTCAATTACACCTGGAACAAAGGGAACGACTACGATTCCTTTTTCCTCCTCGAGGAGTGAAATTTGCCCGAATGGGCAAAGACAGGAAGGGACATTCTGTTGGCGATGTCCCCAAGCCTGAAACCCCCAGCCAACATGGAGCATGATCCACATGGACATGCATTCGCTACTCAACGTCTCTACCTCGACCCCCCTCTCCACCGTCGTCAAGGTCTGTCGCGAAGGCGACTACAAAGCCATGATTGACGATGGAGATAAGTGGCTCACCTTCCGCGACGGTGACTCCACAAAGGGCATCAATCCTCAGGCCATTGTGCTCTTCTCCATCATCGACGACGGGGTCCGAAAGGAACTCGGCCGGGACAAGGTTCTCATTCCTCAGACCAACTGGCTCGACGTTACCGAAGGTGGCCAGCTCGACCTGAGCGAAGGAAAGAACGTCGGCCTCGGCCGCCTTTTGGCAGCCGCCGGCCTCAACGGAGCGGGCAACCTCTTCGAAAATGTGCAAAAGCTCCGGGGAAAGGGACCCTTCATGGTCAAGGTCGGCCAGCGCTCGGACAAGGTCGATCCGAACGTCAAGTATGCCGAAATCCGAAAGGTTGCTCCCATTTCTTCCTAAGCGAACCCTCCCTCACCTCCCGTTGATCTGGTGAGGGAAACTTGGGAAGGGGATTTCGGTCCCCTTCCTCTTTTCGGAGAATCCCTATGAAATTCTTCTCTCGAACCCCAAAAGGGGCTTCGCCTCAGCGAAAACCGTTCCTCGAGCGCCCTCTTCACCCCAAGCTCGGCATTCCAACCGAGCTCCGCATGTCGGACCCCATTCAATGGTCTGGAGAGTGCTTCATCATCCTCTACAACGCAACGATCAAGCTCTATGACGAGCTAGAGAAGGAGAAGCACAAGTGAAGATAATCCCCCGCGCCTCGATTCAAATCCCGCCCCAACGCCAGAGGCGAAGTCTTCCCCTTTCCCACGTCGTTGCGCTTCGCACTTCGATCCTCTCCATTGGTCTTCTTCATCCTCCGGTCGTCGTCCAAAAAGGGGAGATCTTCATCCTCGTCGCCGGACAGTGCAGACTCGCAGCGATAGACCAAATCGCAGCCGACGGCCTTTGGTTCTACTGCAACCTTGCAACAATCACTTCGGGGGAAGTTCCCGTACTCGAACTGACGTCGACAATGACCCAGAGCGAAGTCAAGGAAGCCGAACTACACGAAAATACGGAGAGGGCAGAGCTTCCGTGGCCCGACCGAGTCTCTGCTCTAGCTGAGATCCATTCCCTTCGGCTTCAAGAGAACCCGAAGCAAAACGTTTCCGAAACGGCTCGCGAACTGGTCGAAAGCGGAACGACAACTGGAAGTCCCCTTCGTCCCCAAAAGACCTTCCTTTCTCTGCATAAAGCCATAACTGAAGCAAACATAATCGCGCCTCACCTTTCCGATCCGAAGATCGCAAAGGCCCGAAACGCCACTGAGGCGCTTCACCTCGTCTACGAAAAAGAGGAGAGAGCCTATGCCGCGGAACTACTCAAACGAACCCCCCAAGCGACCATTATCACCTTTTCTGAGGTGCGCCAAGGCGACGCACTCACCGTGCTGCCCCAACTGGAAAGTGGCTTTGTCGATCTCATTCTTGCTGACCCTCCCTATGCTATCGGTGCTGGTTCTGCTGGCTTTCGTTCCCGCACGGTGCACCACCACAACTACGAAGACTCCCCCGAGTCTGCCCGGAGACTCATTCAAGCCATTTTCACCGAGGGATTCCGGGTCGCGCAGAATCGCGCAAATCTCTTTCTCTTCACCGACATCGACCTCTTCGTGTGGGCCAAAGAAACAGCGAAGCGCGCCGGCTGGGACGTTTTCCGAACCCCTTTGACCTGGGTGAAGAGCGACAGCGAAGGCCTCGCTCCCTGGGGACGAAAAGGCTTCCGCCGCACGACGGAATGGATCCTCTTCGCCCGGAAAGGCGAACGGGGCCTCTACCACGCCCCGGTCGACGTCCTCCGCTTCAACCGGGTCCCCCGCCACGAACGCCAATACGGTCCCGAAAAGCCCATCGCCCTCCTCCGCGCTCTCATCGAAGCGGCGACCATGCCCGGCGATCTCGTCCTCGATCCCTGTTGCGGAAGCGGCTCCGCCCTCGTCGCGGCGCGAAGCGCCGACCGAAAGAGCTTGGGGATCGAGATCGACCCGGACGCCTTCAACCTTGCCCTTGTCAACGCAAACAAGGACTTGACGGAGCTTTCCGACCAAAGCTTCATCCGAGACCTTCCCGAGGATGCAACCTTGGAGTCCCTCTAATGGAAGGAGATCTCATTACCATGTTCGCTATCCTAGCGTTCTTTTTCATCTTCCTCCCCTTCCTCATGTTCTCCGGAGGCCAATGGTGATGCGACTCTGTATCAATCGAGACGAGGTTCGTGAATTCATCCGAATCGTCCAAAGCGAACTGAACAAAGGCCCCGAGGGCGTGACGATGACCTTCACCCTTCCGCGTTCGAATGCCGAACAAGTCGTCCGTGACCATGAGCAGTGGCCGGAGCGAGAGATCCAATTGATCTTCTCTTCCGGCTTCAAAGGAAACCCAACATGACTCTTTTCTCCCACACTCGGGGAGGGGCTGCTTCCCCCATTGTTTTTGTTGGGGAAAGTTGGGGCTCTGAAGAGGCAGCGCAAGGACTCCCTTTCGTCGGAGGTTCGGGAAAGGAACTCGATCGCCTCATCGCCGAAGCGGGCCTTGATCCCACTCAGATTCTCTTCACCAACGTCTTCAACCGCCAACCCCCCAACAACGACGCCTTTCGTTTTTTCCTCCCCAAAGCAAAAGGAAATCTCGTCCTTCGCGGACTCCACCCCACCCCTTTTGTGGGAGACTCCCTCCACCGCCTCACAGAACAAATCGAAGCCTTTCCGCGCAAGCTCATCATCGCGGGAGGTAATTATGCCCTCTGGGCCTTGACCGACCTTTGTTCAACTTCCTCCGTTTCAGACAATGGTGAGGTCTTTCTCGTCCCTTCAGGAATAATGAATTGGAGGGGCTCCATGCTTTTCTCTCCTGCCCTCAAAGATAACATACGACTCCTCCCTCTCATTCATCCCGCGGCCATTTTACGTCAGTGGAGTCTTCGCGAAGTAACCCTTCATGATCTTCGAATCCGAGTCCCCCTCGCCTTGAAGGAAGATTGGTCCCCCTCTCCAGGTCCGATCATCCTCTGCGACCTCACCTTTGTCGCCCTTATGGAGCACCTAACATCCCTTCTCGCCCATCTCGAAAAGACACCAATCCCCCTCCTCCTAGCGCATGACACCGAGACCCGCGCGGGAGAGATCGTCTGCCACTCCATCGCAACCGGCCCCTACGACAGCCTCGCGACGGCCCTTGTTATTCCCCTCGTAAAACCCGCCCCTTCGGGGCTCGATTTCTACTGGACCCTTCAACAAGAGCTTATGATCCTCTCTTCACTCTACAAAATCCTCACTCATCCGAATGTCCGAATCATTGGCCAGAACTACCTCTATGACACTCAATACCTTCTCCTTCATGGAGTCGAGCCGAAGTTGGATTTCGACACCATGCTTGCGCATCATTTGCTCTTCCCCGGAACACCCAAGGGGCTGGACTACCTCTCCTCCCTCTACTGTAAGTATCACGTCTATTGGAAGGAGGACCTCAAAGAATGGGATACGCATACCGACTTTCAGAGGAACCTCCAGTATTCGGGAACCGACGCTTTGCGAACCTATGAGTGTGCCACTGTCCTCCGCAACCTGATCTCTGTTGCGAAGCAAAACGACCAGTGGCTCTGGGAGAAGAAGAAAATGGGCCTCGCCCTTCGCATGATGAAGCGAGGCATTTTGATCGACCGTCAGGAAAGGGCGAGGCTCGCTTTTGAACTAGCTGATGCTCTTCAACAACGTCACTCTTGGCTCGAATCCATTGTTCCTCAATCCTTCGTAGCTCACCTCGTGAAGAACTCAAAAAAGCAATGGTGGCACAGCGTTGCGCAACAGAAGCTCCTCTTCTATGAAGTCCTCGGCCTCATGGGACAGACGAATCGAAAAACGGGGAAGCCCACCATTGACTTCGAGGCCCTCCAAGAGCTGAAGCGGAAGAACCCCGAGTACACTCGGGTCTTTGACACTCTCGCCGAGTGCCGCTCGATTTCGGTCTACCATAACACTTTCATTCAGGCCGGACTCGAACAGGGTGATCGGATGCGTTGTTCCTTCAACGTCGCTGGCACAAAGACGTTCCGCTGGTCCTCTTCCGAAAACGCCTTCGGAAGAGGAACCAACCTCCAAAACATTCCTATAGGGGAGTCTGACGAATGATCTTCCGTCCACCACACTGGCCCAAAGAGACTCTCCAAGTCTACCGTATGCATCCCGAGGCTGTCCTACCCAAGAGGGCTCTCGAAAACAGCGTCGGTTATGATATTGCGGCCCACCTCCTAACGGAGAGCGGTCGACCTTCATCGAAGATCATTCCGGCCCAGGCCACTGCGATGATCCCCACGGGGCTTGTCCTCATTCCCCCCGAGGGGGGCTTTCTCCTCGTCTGCTCCCGAAGCGGCTTGGCGGCTCGCGGCGTTTTCGTCGCAAACGCTCCCGGAGTTGTTGACCCAGACTACACGGGTGAGGTGAAGGTCCTTTTGGTCAATACTTCATTCGAATCTCACCATGTCTGTCATGGGGATCGAATCGCTCAGCTCTTGATCCTCCCTCTCCCCTTCCTCCGCGAGGTCGAAGAGATCGCCCTCTCCGACCTTCCCAAAACGCCCAGAGGCCCCGCGGGGTTCGGCTCAACAGGAGTTTAAGTGATGGACGACGCATCGAATGACGCTATGGACCACTTTGAGGAAGTTGCCGCCCTGACAGACGAGATCGAGCGGCTACAAGCCACCGTCAATATTTGGAAAGCTCAACACGGCGAGCAGAGTAAAGAGATCGAGCGGCTGCGGACGGCTCTAGCAGGACCACACCTGCGGGAAGCGGTGCCTGTGATGGGCATTCGCCTTCACAAGGAAGGCGAGTATACGGTCGTTGATGCGGAGATTGGAGGCACGTGGATTGAAGTGATCCGCGAACGTAGCGACGGCAAATTCTGCCACATCGTTGAGCCGTCCGGGATGTACTCCCGCTATTACTCCCCGATGAATACAAATACATGACAACCCAACGGACGATCAGAGAGCAGCGCACGAAGGCGGAGGACAAGTAATGGACCTCGTAAAACAGGCTCGCGACTACGCACGTAACCTCGGCGGCCCGCCAGAGGAATATTTGGTCTGGCAGCTCGCCGACGAAATCGAACGACTGCAGGCCCAATGCGAAGGGCTGACGCAAGCTGCCATGAACAACGGCCAAGACCTGTTGCTAAAGGAAGCCGAGGTCGAGGGGCTCCGCGTCATCATCAACAGAGTGATTGGAGAGATCGAACACTCCTCTCCCCACCACTCTAAGTGGATGTATCCCGCCCTCCTCGACATCCTCAAAGGGAAGATCCTCTGATGGAAGCCCCTGAAGGACCTCAAATCTACAAGCTTCCACGAGTCCGGAAGATCTTCATCCCCGATCCGGGCTACCTTATCCTTGACGCCGACCTCTCTGGTGCAGATGCCCAGGTGGTCGCATGGGAGGCCGACGACAATGACCTCAAAAAAGCCTTTCGCTCAGGAGTTAAGATCCACGAAAAGAATGCGATCGATATGTTCGGACAACGCTATAGCGATCTTCCAGGAAACCGCTCGGATAAGGGAACGCCTAAAGGGCTTCTCTACGATAAACTCAAACGAACAGTTCATGCTACAAACTATCTCGCTACTCCTCGCGCACTTCATCTCAACCCAGACATCGCGTGGACTCTACTTGAAGCTGAAGATTTTCAACGTCGGTGGTTTTCTCTCCATCCAGGCATTCGTGAATGGCACAAAAGGGTCCAGTTCGCCCTGGCGTCGTCTCGGACAGTTCGAAATGCGTTCGGTTACCGCATCATATTTTTCGATCGAATCGACTCCATTGCACCTGAAGCCGTTGCGTGGGGTCCTCAATCGACTGTCGCCGAAACCTGTTTCCGCGGAGCCCTCCAACTCGAACAGGAGTGCCCCTGGGCCGAAATCCTCATCCAAGTCCACGACTCGATCGTCTTCCAGATCCCCTACTCGAAGTCGGACCAAACTCGGAAGATCAAAGATTCCCTCTTGAACGAAGTCCCTTATCCGGACCCCCTCGTGATCCAATGGGGCCTCAAGTCTAGCTCGAAGAGCTGGGGCGACTGCGAAGACGTCGTCCTCACCACCTGAAGCGGGGCCGACTTGCAGAAGCGAAACGACTTGCGCGCGAAAGGTCGTCGAGTGCTTCGGGAGGGTTTGACTCCCTCCACCGCTGCCAAAAAGGAGAAAAACCATTCCTCGACACTTCCCAAACGACTGGCTGAAAGCCTATGTCCAGTTCACGGCGGCCTCTGAAGCTCCGGAGAAGATGCACTTCTGGACCGGGGTCTCCGTCATTGCCGGCGCCCTTCGACGCCGTGTTTGGCTCAACATGCAGAGCTTCACCTGGACCCCCAACTTCTACATCGTCCTCGTCGCCCCCGCCGGAATTGTTGCAAAGAGCACAACAATCGGAGTCGGCACGCGGCTCTTGGCCAAAGTACCGAATATCCGCTTCGGTCCCGAGAGCATGACTTGGCAAGCCCTTGGGCAAGCTCTAGCTGACGCCACAGAGTTTCTCACCCTTCCCCAAACAGGAGCTACAGATGACCCCGGAACAGGAACAGGAAATGCAAAGCCTCCTCCTCCAATCCCAATGTCGTGTCTCACAATTGGAATTGGCGAACTTGGTACGTTCCTTCGCAGCGATGACAGCCAACTTATTTCTTTTCTTATCCGAGTGTGGGACGGACAAAGTGATGTCTTCCGACACAAAACAAAAAGCAGCGGAGATATTGAGGTCCCAAATTCTTGGCTCAACATTATCGCTGCAACAACTCCTCCTTGGATTAGAGCAAATTTCTCCGAGGAGTTCATTGGATCCGGCTTTACCTCAAGGGTCCTCTTCGTCTTCGCCGACAAAAAACGCCACCTAGTTCCGTATCCGGACGAGATCATTCCCAAAAAGGACTACTACGACTTGGAGAAACTCCTCCTGGAAGATTTGATCCACATCTCGAAGCTCGCTGGAGAGGCGAAGCTCTCCCAATTCGCCCGCCTATGGGGTCGGGACTGGTACATCCAGCACTGTAATAGTCCGGGGGTTCACCTCTCTTCAGACCGCGTCGCGGGCTACGTTGCGAGGAAGCAAAGCCATCTACACAAACTGGCAATAGTCCTCTCCGCTTCGAGGCGAGACGATCTCCTCATCACAGACGATGATCTCCAGGAGGCCGAGGCCCACCTTCTCGAACTCGAAGCCGATATGCTCAAAGTCTTTGAGTTCATCGGCTCCTCGAACGAAGCACAGGACATCGCAACCCTGTGCAGCGTCCTAAGTCGGTGTGCACTTAAGAGTTCAGAGGATCTCTGGACGGAAGTGCAACCCCAAATGGACTACGACCGTTATCTAAAAGCTCTAAAAGGAGCAGGCCATGCGAATCGAATCGGCACCTTCGACTCGAATGGGAAGTCCGTCCACTTCCTCATCAAAGCAGCTGAAGTCTGACTTGGAGCAAATCTGGCGCTCCAGGGGCGTCGCCCACCCTTCGTACAAGGCAAAGTGGATTATCATTCGAGGAAGGCTCCAATCAGAGAGGGGGGCATTGAGTCCAAAAAGGGCCATTCAACGCCGCCCAATGTCCCCCTTACATCGCCGGAGGCGGCGCAAAGAAACATCTCCGACTTCCGTCCGGCCTTTTGCACCTCCAAAAGCCTCCATCCATCGACGGTTGGACTTCCGCAAACGGAACATGCTCTAGTTTGAAGAGCCAATACCCCTTTCCGTCCATACTGATAATGCTCTTCGGCATTTCGAAGCAGTCCCCGACGCCGCAACACCACTCGCCCATTTGGTTCCGCTTTCCATTGAACTGTTCGTGAGCCTCTCCTGGAAATACCAAAAGCGGCCCTAGCAGCGCAAGACAAACGCTCAAGTTCTTCATTTTACCCTCCTCACATCAAGCGTACCTGGAGGAAGCTGCCCTCCCGGATACAGTTTGTCAATCTCTCTATAGACGCCAATGTTTTTCAGATTCCGCGGAAGCTCTTGTTCCGTTTTCGCCTGTCCCTTTAGTCTGTTCACAATGCTCTGCTTCAATCCGTCTTTGGTGATTCTCTTCCCTTCAAATCCCGGAGGAATATCTCGATTAAAGGTCTGAATCGCCCTCGTCATATCTCGGATTCCATCCTTATCTCGCTCCTTATAAACGCTCCAAAATTGCCTCATCAAGATTTCCCGGCGCAAATCCCAAAAGGCGGTCGTTTCAGCTTTCGCTTGAAGATTCTCCCACCTCTCACTCAACCTCGTGGGGATGAAGCCCATACTTTTAGCTAAAACCTCCGCCATGTGGACCGAATCCTTCGGGTCGAAGCGCAAAACAGGCTCTCCGAGTTTGTTCCGCTCTTCCCCCTGCACGAGGTAGCGCATAGCAGAACTCGCATTCCCCATCGCCCTCGGCATTATTAGCTCCCACTTCTTCCATTCCGGCTGATTGACCGGACTTGAAGTAAGGAAGTTATACATCCCAAAGCCGAGTCCGAACATAGCCCCCGAGGCTCTCTGCAGTTCCTGATAGGCAACCCTCGGCGAATCCCTCGACGGGGCGATTAGCTTTCCCACATCAGCCGGAAGGACTTTCCCCATCCCCAAGCTGCGGCTCATATCGGCAGAAGGAACAGGAACCCCCGCCATCTGCGCCACTTGGGGAATCCCGAACCCATAGTGGGACGCTCCATGAAGGAGCAAATCAGCCGAGACATTCCCCTTTGTGAGATCAAAGATGAACTGCCTCGCTTGCTTTTCTACATCGAACTCCCTTCCGAAAAACCTCTGCCCTATTCCCTTCACAATGGAGAGAAGGTCCTCCATCCCAGGAAGGCCCTGAAGCCCAGCTACTCCTCCGAGAATGAGCAAACTCTTCACTGCCATGTTCGGATTTGTCCCCAAAAGGAACAGTGTGTTGTGCAAAAAGCTCTTGAAGAGGAAGATCGACCCCAACTTTCCCTGAAACATCTTCGGCCGGGCCAAAGGAGAGTAGACGTAGTGCGTCGCCTCCACCGCCGCCTTCGCGGCAGTAAAAGCGGCGGCCTCGGTCGAACTCCACCCCTTTTGCAGCAAACGAGAGAACTGCAAGCTGTTCTGATCCGTGATCTCCGTCAACCACTTCGCATTCGGATTTTCAATCCCCAATCGATACGTCGCCAAGAGTGTAACGCGTCTATTCCACTCTTCCGCCATTTTGAAGAGGAACGCGGAATACTCGGCGAAGCTTGTCCAAGCACGCTCTCCTGGTGTGCCGAACCAGCGACCGATATTCCGCGCCTCGCTTATTCCAGCTAGCTCATGCGCTTGGCTCTCCGCGAGGAGACCCTCTCTGATCCCCTCGCCGAGCGCTCTCTGCTCGCCCAAATTGGCCGCTTCGAGCGTCCCCTTTTTGAAGTAGCTCGTCCTATCCGTTGAGGCTTTGAGTAGGGCGGCGGAACTCTTCCCATAACCGAACTTCTCCCCAAGGAAGGGGAAGGTGATCACGGGAGTCTGACTCAAGTTAACCGCGGCGGCCATCGGCCCGAAGCCAAGATGCCAATGGAACATCAAACCCCGTGCCGTGGCCCAGTCCGCTCTCGGGTTCATGAGTGTGTCAAGATGAGCACTCATAAAGTTTGCGATCTGATTGATCTTCGTTGCATCCGCCCTCTTGAAGCCTTCATCTCTCGTCTGCTGAATCATATCCCTCATTGGATCAACAGCGAGGAGCCTCGCATAATAGTTTGAAAAGTGATGCATATAATTCGCATAAGCGCGGCGCCAGTCCATCGAATAACCCGGCACCAGCTCCTTGTGCTGAAGGTGATGCGAGAAGCTTTGCGCCGGACTATAGTCGTATTGCAGCTCCTTCAGGGCGGCTCTTTGCGTTTTGCTCAAATCGAGCTTCTCATCAATCAAGGCCAACATCGCACTCGGCATTCCCATGAGGGGCTTGACGTCCTTGTTCATAAATCCCGGAAGAACCTTAAACCCATCCGTCGAGGGGTATTTCGCCTGAATCTCTTTGAGGACTCGATCCCTTTCCCTTCCAGTCTGAAAGGTCGCAAAATAGGGGACCTTTTCATCCTTCGTATAGACCGTTATAGTGTAGTCGCCGAAACGAAAGGCTGGCATGAAGGGCTTTGAGCGCAAATCCGCGATGCGTGCATCTCCCGCTTCAAGAGCCTGGGCCTGTTTGCCTAGATCGTCGATCTTAAAAGCCTCTCGACGAAGGACATCATGTAGTCTGTTCAAAACATTGTCGAAATCCCTCAACACTCGATTGAACTGAGCCCTCGCCCCCGGAAGCTTATCCAGCCCATGCTTCGCAAAGAGATCACCTACCTCTTTCGGGGTCGGTTTGCGAAGTCCTTTCGCCCTCTCCGCCTCGGGCATGAAGCGCCCATTCATATAGTCGTCAAAGGTCTTCCCGAGAGCTTCATCTTCCGCTCGAGTGAAGCGCCAGTGGCGTAGCGTTTCCATCGACTCCGCTTTGACACCATTCCCGATCAATTGGAAGAGTTTCCCCAACTCCGTGTAGATCTGAAGCGGCCGAATATGAGGATTGACACTCGCCACTTGGAGAAGGTGTAAACCCCAGTTCCACCACTTCTGCCACCGATCCGCATGGGCGGCCATTTCTTGGCCTTCGCGTCCCGCACCGGCGGCGCGCACCGCTTCTCTTCCCGCCAAGCTCCCCGACTGAATCGGAACGGCCGGAGTCTCCGGCGCTCCCGCGGCGGCGAAGCTTTCCTTGGCCTGCTTCAGACTCTGTATCTGCACTTGTTCGAGCGTTTCCGCTACCTGAGGCATATCGCGCATCAAAGTGTCGAGATAGTTCTTCATGCTCGGCTCGGCCTCGAAGGAGTTCCCGAACCTCTTCGACATCAACTCCCGGAGGGACGTCAAAGCCTTCGCCAACCCTTGGAAGAATCGATCCACAATACTCAACGGCTTCTCGCTCGTCGAGGCCCACCGCGCGGTCTGCTCGGCGAAGTACTCCTTAAAGCCCACCATGTACTCTTGCCAATGAGGGCTCAAATCCGTGAGACGAGTCACATTCGCCCCTCCCTGGGCGCTCTGCTCACCGAACATCTTCGCCGCCGGGAATCTCGCTCTATAAACCTCGCTCATCGCGGGGTTCTGTCCAAGCCTCGCCCTCCACTCATCATAACCCGCTATGACGGCCGCTTTGTCCGCAATCGACAAATGATTGAAGTGCGTATACATGACGTGATGGCCCAGCTCGTGCATCAGCGTCGTGACGATTCTCGCCGCGCCACCCGGCCCATGAATGTTGACAACAATGGTCTTCGATCCTGGATGATACTCTCCATAATTGCGAATATCAGGACGATTCACAATTTGAAAAGTCAAATCCTTGTCGACTCGAAGAGCTTTCGCAATCTTCTGCGCAAGCTTGACCCCCTGCCTCGCCTCCGCGAGCCGCGGCGCCTCAGTTGGATTCGGCACCCCTCCCGGATCAAGCAACGAGTCATATATAGCCCCCGGAGGAGGCTGATCGAACAGCGGAAAGCCCATTTTGATCCGATCTCCCGCCGCGGGAGAAAGATCAACATACCTCTGCCTCATACTCGAATAAACAGCGTCCGTAAAGCGGTTGAAGTGGGTCATCCCACTTTCCATCCCCATCTTTCCTCCCCACTTCTCCATCAATCTCGGAAGAATCTTGTCATAAAACTCAGTCAAGCCCGCCCTCTGCTCCGGCTTCAGGCCCGGATAACGTGCGTTTTGCTGCGCGCCATTCGTCCAAGTGATTCGCTCATAACCCTCGTCCGCCGCATAGCGCATCAAGCGCTTCACGAACAATTCCGGCCACGAAGACTTAAAAGGCGCCTCTGGAACCGGACCTTCCATTTGCGTTCTAAAAGTTTCAATGGAGTGTCGAAGGGCTTGATGATATCTCTGCGCGAAAGCCAGATCGGTCGGAGAATTCCATTCCCACTGCGTCGGAGGCTCTCTCATCGCCTGCCGCGCTTGATTCACATTGTCGAATCCAAGAAGATCATTCGCTCGAATGATACGTTCCATCTCCGGATTGAGCGTCGTAACAGCCTGTACGGCCGCCTGTTTTCTTGCTTCTCGTTCTGCCGAAGTCTCAATTTTATCCGAGAAGCCCTTCTCCCTCCCCTGCTGAAGCCACCCACTTTGGATCTCTTCAATGTTGAAGGTCCTCTTTCCATCTCGATCGAGCCGCTCCGTCCAACGGCCCCAACCCAGAAGATTTTCATTCCCCGGTCTTCCCCCTAGACCCTCCACAGGAACACCCGCCACACCCTTAAAGTGCGGATCAATGTACTTCGGCTCTTCTCGGGGGAAGTAAAGCTTCAACTCTCCATAGCGTTCCCAAACACCCGGAAGAACATAATTCGAATACCGAGTATTTGGCCCTGCAATCTCCGTCCACCCCTTCGGCATGTCCGCTACATCAGTTGTATGGATCTCCTCCAGTCTCACCTGACGCTCTTCGATGGCGGCAAGGAGATCTTCCTTCGAGACCTTTCCATCACGGTCTCTGAGCCAACTCGGAAGATCGAGTTGTGTCAACTCTTCCGCCTTCACCCCCGGCGCCTGAGAGATCGTTGCAAGCCACTGTTCGGCGGAAGCTCTCCCTGGACCCTTTCGCTGAACAAAGTCCGCCACGGCAGAAAAGAAAATCGGCCTCTCTTGACTCTCAGGGATTCCCGTTCCGAATTCAACCGGGGCTCCCTCTCCAATCATCTCGGTCTCGCCCGGCTTTAGCTCCGTTCGCTCCACAGGGAGCCGATCTCCCTTCCCCGCGACGGCAGGCCCAGGAGGCTCCGTTGTCACTTTCCCCGGAACCCTTCGCGCCTTCGCACTCGCATAAAGCATCGGGCTCGCAAACGCCCCTCCGAGCATTACATCATTGATAGCCCCCGTCGCGGCCTCATCGAAGGAGAGGTCCTTGCTCTGAACCGCCTTGCCCGCAATATTCCCCGCCAAGCCAATCGTCGGCTGGACGATTCCAAGCTGAACAAGTGCTTCCCGGACGGGGTGCTGAATGATCTTCGCCACCGTCCCATCCGCAAGAGCCTTCGCCGCCGTGCTAGTAAAAGCCGTCGTCCCCGCGACGCCCATGATGGCCAACGTCATTCCTTGAGTTGCCGCCACAAGAGACGCCCTGTAGATTGCGTCGTCGTCCGAGAGATTCTCGGCCTTCGCTTCCTGATAGGCCGGAATCACTCCGACCAAAGCCCCCGTTGTCGCGGCGCCCGCAATCCCTCCAGGAGTTCCACCAACCGCCCCTCCCGCGAGCGCCCCCGCAATGATGGGGGGAACTCTCCCTATTCCATGCGCAAGTTGGGCCAAATACCACTTCGGATCACTGTATCCCTGCGAAGCGGGCATATTAATCAAATGATCGACGGGGGACGGAATCTCCGCTTCCTCCAACGTCGGCGCCCCTTTGAAGAAACCCTCATTCCCAATCCGGCCAACGCCCGAGACGAGTTCTCCCACATCCCTCAAGGACTCTTTGACGCCCTTTTTTCCTGCCTCCCAAGCCGTTTCGACATAACCAAGTGGCGTATCGTCGGGAGAAGAGGAAACCTTCTTCTTCGTCGGAGGGGCAAACGGATCGTAGTCGACAGGGACCAACTTCCCTTGCAATTCCGGGGTCGGCCCACTGAAGGGATCATACGGAACAGGCTGCGGCCACGCCTCCACAGGCTCTGGAGCTTGAGCTTCAAGGGGGACGTTGGGTGGCGCCTCTTGGCCCCCTTCACCACCCTCCGCAAACGGATCATAATCGACTGGAACTAGCGCCATTTACTGAACCTCGAAGTTCTGTCCCGTCGTCGGATTGGTGACGAACCACCCCGGCGTCCCGTCTGGGCGGGTCCCCCTTCGGGCCGTCGGATGCCCTGGAGGAGGACCTCCCACGTCTCCTTGCGTCGACCCCGGTTTGGACCGAAGAGGATCAGTCAAATTCGGAATAGCATCCCCACCAAAGAGTCGCTGCATATAGGTTCGAAACTCTGGATCTCCCTGATACTTTTGGAAGATTTGAGGCTTCGTCATCTTTCCATACTTTTCCTCAATCAAGGGCATGTAGATGTCATTCTCTGAAGGAGTAAGATCAAGCCCCGGATCGAGATAGTCTCGAATCTTCTGCTGAATCCTCAATCTAGCCTGCATATTTTGGTTCGCCGTGACTCCACCTTGAGCACCCCCCACACCTCCCTGTTGCGCCCTCTGTTGCGCAGCCTGGGCAGCAATCGTCGCAGCTTCCGCTCTTGTCTGCGCGGCATTGGCGAGGTCTTCTCGAGCTCCCACACCTCGATCTCTTGCCGACTGAACACTTGCCGCTTCAGCCTCTGAAGCTTCCGTTTTCCGTACTCTTTCCGCCGCTTCGCCGCCACCCCCAATCGACGAAGCGATGTGTCCCAAAGTCGATTGACCAATGGCCCTCGGCTGAAGCATCTGCAACCCCGTTTGCACAAGCGCGGCTCTTCCCGCAGGGTCATCCAGAAAGCTTCTCCATTGATTGAGCAGCCCTCCAGTATCGGTCCCTTGGGGAGGAGCCCCTTGTTGAGGCGGATTCTGATCTGGATCAAGAGGACTATATTGACCAACCATTTTTATCTCCTCATGAGGTTAGAAAGCATCGGGCCACCCCCCGTCCCGGCTCCACCCATCTGTTGAATGAACTGCAACAGTTGAATCGGATTGATCGTGGAGAACTCTCCTCTCCCCGCCGGAATACTCGGCGTATCAATCCGAGGCGGACCATCCACCCTCGGCATCGGGGGATGTGGAGTCCCCACACTAGGAAGCGCAGGCGGCGCAAGAGCCTTTAGTCCTTGGAAGATCTTCGCCAAGTCGCTTCCTTCGCTCTTCGGCTTCACGCCGCTCTGAGCCTCCGGCCGAACGTCGAGAGCCCTTCCTCCTCCAGGCCCCGTCTGCCTCACATCATCCACCCCGCCCGGAAATGGCCCTTGCGGATTAGGATCAAGCTGGGCTCCGGGCGGAACATAAGTCGGCTCCTCTTGAGGAACTCGCTCCTCCCCTTTTGGCTTCTTGAACGTCTCGGTCTTCACAACTTTTTTGTCTGGCGAGGCGCTTCGCCAATCCATCGGATTCTCTCCAGTCTGCATGGAGCCCGGACCATAGTCGGTTCCTGGAGCAACAGGCGGAGGAGCTTCCACGTCAGGAAGCGGCTCTAGAGGATCAAGCCCCTGCGCCGCAACGCGACCGGGGTTCATCCCTCTCCGTGTAGCCTCAATCCCAACCGGAGGGGGTGGCACTCCCGCGGCCGAGAGGGCCTCGATCGCCCTCTCCGGATTGGTGAAGAGGAGCGCTCCCAACTGAGGCCCCGCTACCCTGTGCCTCTCGAACCACGCCTTCGGACCCCCTAGATCCTCGCTCAACATCGGATCGAGAGGATTCTGTTCCGTGTACGCGACCATTTCCTTTTCCTCCAAACATCCTTCGTGATCTCTCCGTCGCCCGATAGTAGTCGACGTATTTCACTCCATTCTCCACGTGAACTGCTTCAGGAAGGAAGAGCTCCACCTCCTGCGCCAACAGACCGAGGTGGTAGAGATTGGGCTCCGTTTTGTACGCATAGCGATAGACTACAGTCCCATCGAAGAGACGGCCCACCGGCTCGATCTTCATCTTCTCGTTTATATCCGAAAGGACAAAAGGCGCCAACGCGCTCGCGGCGCTTCCGATCCCTCCGCTGCCAAGGAGGCCCGCCGCGAGGCTCCCTCCCCCCATGAGCATTTGAGCCCAATTCGTTTCGGGCTTGGGTCCTTCGGTCATGCCGCTTCCTGAAGTGAACCCAGTTCCGCTTCCGGTTGACTGTCCCGTGGAAGTAACACTTTGTCCCGGAAGCCCCGAGAGCGATCCCAGGAGGCTTTGCGAAGTAATGAACGGAAGCATGGCATTGAAGTTCGACATTTGATCCGCAACATCAAACTCCCTCTGCTGCTGCCCTTGACGAACATCCCCAACGGCGGCCTGAGTCGCACTCGGCATGGCCTGGGCGCCCGCCGTTTGCGGAACGAGCCCAAGAGCTCTCGTCATCGCATCCAGGCCCGTGTTGTAGCCCTGGAAGGATAACCTCCCCGCCACGTCTCCCGCGGCATTCGAAGCTCCACTCGATGCGAGACCTTCCGCGATCCCTTGCCTCGAAGAGCCGTAGTTCGCCCCACCCGCGGCCTCGCTTCGAATGTTGGGCAAAACACTCTGCGTTAGGTTCTCATAGATCGGCCTCGTTCCGGCATTAATCGCCCCCGCGAGACCGGGATTTGTATTCGGGTCCAAAGCCGCCCCCGAGGTAAGGAAGTTCGAAGCATCCGCTCCTCCCTGCACGACCCCCCTCATCGGTCCTGCCGCGTCCGCGAGGGCGGCCTCCTGGGCCTGTTGCTGCGTCGGGTTGAAGGTAGCACTTCGCCTTGCAAGCGAAGGCGGCGACGTTCCGAACGAAAGAAGGTTCGGCATCGCCGCATTCATAATGGCTCTTTGCTCAGGAGTGATTGCCTGAGTCGTCGTCCCCGTTTGACTCCCCGCCGTCTGCTGCGTGGACGTCCCTTGCTGAGTCGTCCTCTGTATGTTCGGCTGACTATCACCTGACATTTCAGTGTTCCCTTGGTAGCGGCTCAAGATCGAAGTATACAACCGTATAGAGATGTTTGAAGCCCAACTTCTTCAGCTTCCTCGCCCAACCCTCGCGGCCCACGACCTCGACCCTTCCACACTCTAGGCGCTTCGTGACCTTTGCGAAGCTTGAGCGAATGAGCGGAAGATAGGTATCCAGCTCTCTTCCAACACATCCTACGAAGCGCAAGCTCCTACTCCCATTCGAATAGACCAAAATATCCGAAATGAGGATAAGCTGAATCTCCCCATTCGACAGCGCCCAGCATTGCATAGCCCCATTGGTGAGTTGTTCGAGTATCTGTTCCGGCCTCCAATGATCGTACATTCGGGTCCGAGAAAGCTCTTTCTCCAAGTCCCCCCAATAGTGGTGAATCTGTTGTTCATTCAAGAGGAAGAGTGAGCGCTTACCCTCCCGCTCTTCCCCCGGCCAGAGTTTTTCCAATTCCATCATAGCTTTGCCTTTATGATCGCCTTGAGTTGGGCAGGCGTCCTATTCGCCCCTTGCACCAGCGTCCCATCATTTATAGCGAGAACAACAGCTTTCAAAAGTTGTTCGTCCTGAAAGCGTTCCGCCGCTTCATCTGGGGTCTCCACAGGAGGCGCTTGATAGGGCGTAATTGTATTCGCCTGTCCCCATACAAGTAGCTCGGCCCACATCGCCGGATGCGCTGAGGCGGAGAGAATCCAGACATCTCCCTTCGCATGGACCGTCGCCTTCGTATGCGCCCGATTATTGTACCACGCGGCGAGGATTTCCATCTCAACAATCCCACTCCGCTGTCAGCCACTGGTTCGCCTGCCCAAAGAAGGTCCAATTTCCTCCCCCATCCGTTCTCTCCATTCCGTAGTAGTAGGTGAAACCAACAGCGGGCACTTCACCATACGTCGAAACAAAATTATGCAGCCATCCTGCCGTCGCCACAGGATGGATCTGAATCGACTCGTCGACGAGGTTCCCAACAGCACTTCCGTTCTTCCCTATTCCAACATAACCATGAGAAGCAACCGCAGGTCCACTCGCATACTGTTTGTGAATGACTCGAATCTCCTGCTCAGGAATTCCACTCACAATTTCAATCAAAGCATTCGACGCTCCACTCGAAGACCTCCACGTCGTACTATTGTAGGTCCACGAGGCAACCCCCTGTTCCTTCGCGCGAAGAACCCTTCTATGCCTCCCATAGTAGGACCAAACATGGCGCTTTTTCGAAGTCTCATTTGTACGTCCGGCACTCTCACTATAGTAGGAGCCCATATACCTCCGCGTCGTATCCCCATCCTTGACGTAGACTCCATCCTGCCGAATGAGGGCTACATTCCTCGCATTCGTCGAGGTCCACTTGACCTGTTCCAGACGGACATCCATCTCGTCCGTCCCAGTGGGGAAGGCGAAAACATCCATCATCATTGACGGAGGAGATTTGAATGTCACACTCAAGTCCCCAATAGAGCTTGTCGTATTCGCCGAAAGCGTCACTTGTCGATTTGGAATATCAACCGCAACAACCGTCGTCGAAGCTGGAATACCCGTCCCTGTGACCTGCATTCCAATACAGAGCGAATGAAGCTGGGCGGCCCCCGTTATGCCATTCCCCGCATTCTTCAAATCCGTTACCGTCGGCTGACTATTAGTAATGTCTCCCGTAAAGCCCGAGGTTTGACTCGTATCAAGGAAGAGTGTCGCCATACTTCGATCGAAGACCCTTGTAACCCACTCTCCATTCGCCTTCCGCAAAGCAATCTTATCCCCTCGAAAGAGACCCAAATACATTCGTGACTGAAGAGCGTAATCCGCTCCATCAAAGACATCCACCCCTAGCGTTGTCAACCTTCCGTCGCAGCGATGGAAGTCGGAAATGAGACTCACCACATCAGAGGTAGCGCCCACCTTCCTCGTGAAGCTATGACTGAAAGAGCCAGCTGCAGTTGCATTAGACGTCAGGGTGAGTTTCGCCCTATCTCCCGCTTTGAGCGTTAGGAGGGTCGAGCCCACATTATCCTTGACGACAACTTCTCCCGTCGCATGAGAGTTTTCGACCTCAAGCCATTCCCCAACGGGGATGGAAATCGGCGTATTCATCGCCGGAAGAGTCAAGTTCCCCGTCGTGGAAACGATAACCTTATTCGTCAAAGGATTGGTCAATGTCGTCGGGAGAGAAGAGATTGTTTGGCTCGCATTCCTGAAGAGCGTAAAAGAAACGGTCCCAATCACACTTTGCAAATTGACCACCGTGTCGATGAGGGTTGGTGCATTCCCCCTCGCCAGCCACGCCGTGTAGACTGAATTCGCAACGGGGAGAAAGGCACTCGAAGAGGAAGAGTAGACATGCGTCACAGAGGTTGTGTCAACAACCGTCCAATACCAGTTGAGAGGATCATAACCGTCGGCCATTTTTACCTCCTTTTAGAACCTCTTAAGTATAGGTCCCCGCGGGCGCGTCTCCAGCTGCATTCCCCGGAAGGAATGCCGGCCCCGCCCCATTTGTACTGATCGTCGAACCAAGACCGACAATGGAGAACTTCCGTCCCGTCATATCTCCCCCTCCGCCGGGGCTTCCCGCCCCATTGAACCTTGGACCGACCAACAGATTCGCATTACAAATAACGGTCGAATTATCAAGCACTTGGGCGAAGATAACACAGGAAAGCCCTCCAGAGATAGTTAGTACCCTTCCATTGTCGTGGATAAGACTATTCTTCCGCGCGGCCCAATGAACAGTACAACTCCCCGTGAGAGTGTCATTTTGCCCCTCCACTCCAATCGCCTGCGCTCCGAAATTGGTCAAGATATTGATCTCGCTCGCTCCCCATTCGATGTTGTGATAACGAATCTCCGACATTGATTGGAGGAACATATTATTGACCCCCGGACCCGCATTCAACTTGACATTGGAGACGTTCCATCTCGCATTCGGCCCCGTGGACGTAATACCTCCCGTTATAATGACCCCTGGGGAGGTAGGCCAAGTCGTCGAAACCCCTACAATCGACATCGCCCCCGTTCCAACAAAACTTAAAAGCGAAATCGCTTCAGGATAAGTGCCATTTCTCACCTTAATCGTAATGGCGAATCCGGCATTATCATAACTCTGAGCCACCGCCACCGCTTTTGGAATGGTGAGCCACGGAAGAGCAGAACTCCCATCCCCTGTGGTGTCATTTCCCAACGCTCGATCGACAAAGAAGTCTTGCGCCGCCGTCAGGATAGGACGGCCCCCTGAACCCGCCAAGAGGAGCCGCCAAACCCCATTTTGATAGATATACGGCCCTTCGCCCGAACCCGGATTCCAATTCGTCCCATCCGCAACGATTATCATCCCTTCGCGGGGTCGAACAGGCTCCCGCGAAACTTGACGCAAATCAACCACAGTTTGCTCATACTGAGCCTTCTCTATCGCATTGAACTCTTGATCCGCCCAATTGAGCAGATCGGGCACATCGGTCGAAGGAGGAGCCGGAATCCTTACATAGACCATTAGAAGTTACCAGTTAGCTCCAGATCAATCTTGTAACCATCAAGCTTCCAGAGGGACGTTCCACTGAACTCAATCGCCAAACTCGGCCCTTCGGTGATGAAGTCAACATACCTCTGCGTCGTTGGATCAAAGCTCTGCGAAGGTTGCCAAGTCACCGCCCCTTCAGGAGTCTGTGCGCTCCCCGCCCGAACCATCACTGTTCCCCCCGTCACCTTCGGCCAAACGCGGGTCAAGAGCTTTCGTTGTTGAAAGTCAACAATCCACTCCCCATTCCGCTTCCGTCCAACGACGGAAAGTCCTGTCCTCTGCACGGTCGCCGTTATTGCAGTCCCATCATTATCCGAACCCGCGTCGAGCAACTGCATTTTTGTCGCAGCCCGATTCGAAACAACAATTCTCCGACCTCCAGAAGTTGTCCCCCACACGTTTGCTGTAGAGTCCCATCCGTAGGTCGCGACGTCCCAGGTCGCCGTATCGGTTATCTCGGCCACTCCCTTCGCCGCATGAACAAAATCAATATCCGCCGTGACACACTGGAAGGGAGACTTCTGCTTAATAATGAGCGCCTTATTCGCAATCGTACTTCCCGTCTCCGCATAACAGAACCAAGTTTCGTCCTGCCCCGGATTCGTGAACAGAAAGCTTTTGTGCGGCGCCGCGGGATCAATTGAGGCGAAGAGGCTCCTCTTCATCTTCGCATCAAGGAGGGGAATAGCCTTATTCCCATCATGCATCCAGATGTTGTCCTGGCCCGCAAAGACGTGCCCCATTCCATCCGCGGTTAGGTCGACACACCTCGTGGAGAGGATTCCAATCGTTTCCAGGAAGACCTCCTGGTCAAAAATGAACCGTCCCTTGACCGGTCTCATTCTCCAAACCGCATTCTGTTTATAGACATAGAACCTCCCCTGAAGGCCCAATCCATCCAGTATGATCCCCGACTCGACGTCGGGCAACTCAATCTGCCCCGCATCTTTGGTCGGATCAGTTATGTCCCAAGAGATCGGAAGAGCGCCTGGATCAGCCGGATGGGACCACCGAATTCTGTGCGGAGTATTGACCCCCGTCCCGGTGTCGGTCGTATTCATCGCAATCAAATATGGGCCGAAGGCTCGAATAATCTTCGCTCGAAGAGTCGCGGGCCAATTGGTCAAAGCTGCAAGAGGGGTTACAACACTATACGGAAGGCCCCAAAACTGGGGAATCCCCGAGCCATTATTGATAATCGGAACGCCGCCCAGAATCGTCGCATTGATGGCTTCGGGCTCAACCGTCGCAAGCGTTCCGAGTGAAGTCCACGTCGCCCCATTGAAGGCATAGACCACTCCAGTCGCCGTGTAGACGAGCCAGAAGATGGAACTCGAAGAGGAAATATGGAGCGCAAAAAGAGGCGCGGCGGGAGGACCAGCCGGGCTTCCGATTAGGATTCTCTGCTTTCCGCGGAGCCTTTGTAAGCTCGCGTCGAGAATCCTTGCATTCAGAATGAAGTCCCATGCCTCCGGTTGAAGCTGATGCGGGGGTTGGTCTCGAACCAGACCAATTGACCCCATATCATTGATGTCAATCGAAGGCATGAGCCATTACCTCGGAAAGATCTTCGGCATTCCCCCGGCGAAGGACCAGAGGCATCCCAGAAGAGCCGCCACGATATAGATCACAATAATGATGACGATGGCCCAGAAGACCACCCTCAAACACTGAAGGACGATTCCCACACCTTCCGCAACCTCGCCTCCGGCGCCCCACTTTCGCAAAAGATAGGGCAAGAGAATCCGAATCAAAATCACATAGCACGCGATTGCGATTGTGATCCAAATGGCGAGCGAGACTAGCCAAGCGAGAGAGAAGCACATTTTTCCCTCCTTTAGACCTCATGGAACAGAGTGTGCCACCACCCCTTTTTCTTCGCCGGGACGGGGACAACCTCGATCACTCTCGGGGAAAGGGGCGTTACTACCGGAAGAATCCCCCGTGGCGCCACGAGTCGCACGACCCCCGTTGGAGGAAGGACGACCTTCACCACCTTTGGCGGGAGGGGCTTCGCCGGCTTCCTCTCCCAACGAACTTTTTTCGCTTTCCGCTTTTTCCTCTTCGTCATGACTCTTTACTCCGATTTTCCTTTATCCACAAGTCTCTCCTGCGCTTTCCGTTCCGCAAGATCGAGATTGAGGTCAGCGATCTGCTTCTTCGCCGCCTTGATCGACGCCGCGTCACGGGGTTCGAGAAGGGCGAATAGCGCACTCCTCAAAGCCTCTTTGACCTCCGTCAGCTGAGAGTTGACCAAGTGATGCGTTTCATTTCCAGTCTTTTTGAGATCGCTCAACTGGGCCGTTATCTCAGACGAAGTTTGCACCAGAAGGCTCGCCGTTTCCTCCACCTTCGTGGCGACGAGCCTCTTTTCCGCCTGATCTTCTTCCCTCTCCGTCCGTGCGAGGTGCTTCATCCACCACGCCGTCAGCATGGGGGAAATCGTTCCCGTGACAAAGACGGAGAAGACAGCAATCAACGCTATCCAGACCGCATCGGACATCAGTACGTCTTCCATTTTCGCCTCAAGGATGGGTGTCAGCCTTCATCTTGGCGATCGTCTTCGGTCCTGGCCACCCATCGACCACCAACTCCGCATGACGTCCTTGGAAGATCTTGACCGCCGCCTTGGTCATCGGGCCGAGGACGCCATCCACAGTGAGCTGAGGCGCTGCGCCTCTCTTATTGAGGTCCCCTTGAACCCACTTGACACTCTCCGTGTCGAACATCGTGGCCCCAACCTCAGCCTGGACTTCCTCCTGAAGCTCAGGAAACACCTGCGCCCCGACCTTTTTGAAGAAATCGAACAACTCCGGCGCAAGCCCTGTGATAACGGCCACGATTGGTTTCTCCGATTGAAGCGCATCACGAATCTTCGGTATCAACTCCACCGCATCAAGGACGAGGGGGAGCAGCGTCACTACCATTCCAAGATCAAACATCTTTATCTCCTATTCTGTGTCATTTTCTAGACTTCGCAACCAGAGCTTGAAGGCCCTTTTTGCCTCCTCTTTTCCCGCCCTTCGGGCGGCTCTCGCTCTTTCCCGTGACTGGCGCCTCCGGATTAGCTGAGTTATAGATCGCGGCCGCCTTGCCTTGCGCAGAGTCATAGGACATTCCCTCCTCTGCGAACTTATCTCTCATTCCCTCGTATGCCTTCGGCATTTGAGCCTCCTTTATGGTAGAGGATTGTGATCCTTATGATTCGGGTCTCCACCGCCATGTGCCATAAGCTCAAAGGCGGAGAGAATCATATACGTCGCGCAGAAGAGAAAGATCAACCCCAAGACGTAAGACATCCCCCTCTCCTTTATTCGACTACAAGAATGTAATTCATAATGAGCGCCGGCGGAAGGTTGTTGTGCGTTCCCCCTCCGCCTTCATCATCAACCGTTCCCGTAAGGGCGTGATTATGGTCCGCCGAGGCTCCACCCGTGCTTCCACTAAGAGCATGTGAGTGGCTTCCATCAGAGCTCGATGTAAGGGCCGCCGCCGCCTGGGCATCGGTCGCCCCGCCTCCACCAGTAGCACCTCCTTGTTGTCCCGGAACTGCCGTCGTTGTGTGACTATGAGCGCCGCCAGCGTCAGCCGTTCCTGTAGACAAAGAATGCGTATGACCCGCAGAAGCGCCACCAACACCAATCGACGTGATGTTGTGATGATGCGCTGGAAGATCCGAAACAGCCAACACAAGGGACTGAACTCCGCCCGCGGCCCCAAGAACAGTTCCATCAACCCCCGACTCCGCAGCGGTTATTCGAGCCGAGGCGCTCCCCGCGAGATCGGTTCCGAACACGGTTCTCTGTCTCAAATCCGGGGTGAGTCCGCTTCCAATGATTGAATTGTACTCCGGATAATTCGCCGCTGCCGAGGAAAGGGTTTGCGAATTCGGCCACTCATACCCCGGAGGAAGGACTGTTCCCCAAAACGGCATGACGGAACCGACCGGGGCATGAACACACCGCTCTACGAGCCACAAGCCTTCCATCCAGGTGACGCGGAACGGAATCCCCGGAAGGCTTCTCCGCGCTTTCGCAATGGAGAGATTCCCCGAGACAAGATTCCCCGACGGGGGAACAAGGAAGAGCGGAAACGCCTCTCCAACACCCACCGCTTTTATGATCGTCGCGGTCCAACCGTAGTCGGCCGCCGTCAGCGTGGGAAGCGTGAGAGTAACAGCCGCAGCACTTGGAGCGACGTAGATTGTTTTGTTCTGATCCGTGTCCAAAACAGAGTAGCTTGCAGCTTTCGTTATAGAGGTCGAAATCGGAAAGGCCCGATTTGCTCCGGGGAAGGTATTCTGCAAAGCCAGCTTAATGTTGCGAAGATGATCGTCCCCTTGGGAGACGAAATCGCCCAGAAGCGGATTCGTATTAACCAAATCCGCAACATAGGTGGGGGATTCGAGACCCATTTTTCTCTCCCTTTCTTTAGTTCCTTGATCCCATACTGAGGGGACGAGCTGCAATTTCTCTCTGCACCTGCTTCTTCAGAAGAGCAGCTTCCCCCTCCATTCGCAAAGAAGCGAAGGTCTTCACCGCCGCCGCATTGAGGATGTCCGAAGCGAGTTTTGCCCCAGCGCCTCCTACGATGAGCCAAGGACAGTTGGTGAGCCACTTATTCGTAACCGCCGCATTCACAATATCTTCATCCGCCTTGAAGAAGTTCCAAAGCAAATTATACTCCGCATCGGGCATCGGAAAAACCTTGATCGAAGTTTCTCGAAGCACGTATGCCCGCGGAATACCCGACGCCAAACTCTGCGTCGCCTGCGTTGTGTCTAGGTCGAAGTTGTTCTGCCAATCCCCATAGAAGTAACGATTAGCAGACATTTCGTCCATTTTCTTCAGGAACCACGTCCGGGAAGAGGACGACGCTTGATACCTCAAGTTGCCATCTCTCTCTTCCGTCTCTTGAAGAAAGGAGTCCGGAAGTGCATAGAGGACCGTCGCCGAAGTGACCGTCACCACATGATCGTATTCGGTCAAGAACCAAGGAAGAGTCCCCGCCCCCAACTCTCGAAGATCCTGCGCCCAATTCAGCGCCCGAAGGATTTCAGTCGCCCGATCACTTCGCCAGCCGAGCCCTTGCTGGACTTCAGCTACCGCTTCCGCTCCAGTCATTCCGAGTACAGGAGGCACTTTTAGCTCCTTTCAAAAAGGGCCATTCGATCCCAACGAACAGCCCCCTTCATTCCGCCGCTTCCCTCATCCCCGGCGGGTTGATGTCGATCTCCCGCCCTTGATTCGCCTGCATTAGCTCTTCTGCTCTTTGCCTCAACCTCTGATGGCGCTCATCATCGGGTTCACTTCGCCTCGTGGGGAGTCCATTCATAAAGCGTTCGACCCACATCGGGTCACGGAGTTGGCGGCCCCTCTCCTCAAAGGTCTGGATCAAAGCGGTCCAGGAGGCCATCAACTCATACTTCCGCCAAGGCGGAGTATCGCTCGCAAGAAGGATTTTCTTCGCCTGTTCGATTCGCAACGGTCTCGTGTAGTCGTAGAAGAGCTGCCAAAACTGCATGTCGCGGCGCGGGGTCGGATGATCCTCCGCAAGAGACTTCGGATATTCGACCTCAATATCCAAATAGAGCTTCCGGCCGAGGAACTCACTCATCTCCACCGTCCAGGAGTCGTGCCACCAATAGGGGAAGAACGGAGGCATGAAGTATCCCATAGCTTTGCAAAGAGGTTGAGTGACGAGCGAAAATGCCGGAAGTGTCGGCTCCCCCCATTGACGACCGAAATGGACAATCCCCAGTCCGTCTTCGTACATCGCCGTCAAATCATTCACATGGAGATCCCACGCAATACTTTGAATCGCTCTATCATCCACCCCCATTATGTAGGCCGCCGCCTCGGGCTCACTCTTTGCGAGAAGATTGTACTTCTCCCCCAAAGAGTCTGGTCTGGGCTGAATCACAACCTTGAGGCGCTCGTTTTTTTCCCTTAGGAGCTTGCACTCCTTTTCATAGAGGTCCTTCTCATCCTCATCAATCCCGAGGAGGAAAAGCGTATCGGGCAATCGCGACTTCGCCATTGTGGTCGGAAGATACTTGTCGACCAACTTCGGCTTACCTCGCGTCGGACAACAATAGACTAAATTCGGTTGCATGAGGGTCATTCCGCTGCTTGAAGTGGAACCGGCTCCGCCGGTTGAAGGGGAAGTTGATGTTGTTCCGGCTCTTTCGCACAAAGCGCCCGAAGCTCTTCGCTCAACGCCTCGGGGTTTGTGCGATACTTTTCCATGATTTCGATCCTCTCACGCTGCTTGTGCGTCCCGAAGCAGCCTTCCCACCTCTTCAGCCCAATATGCTTGAAGGAGAGCCAAGGGTCGATCCAGCACTTCCCGCCAAGTCTATTCCAAAGATGGCAGAAGTTGAAATCCTCTCCCCACCATTTGTGATCCCTCGGCCCCTCGACGAAGGCGGGCCACGCCTTCCCTCCCGGAATCTGCCCCGTTTCATCTTCGTACCAGTCATCCTTCAAGGCCTCGAGGACGGTCTCCGCACACTTTCTCGAGATCCGCATAAAGCCAGTAGGTGCTGCGTCGACTTCAAGAAGCCCAGTACGCTTATCGGGGCGGGCGCTCTTCCCTATACTCTGCCATCTCAACATGTAGGTCGTCTGGTCCTTCCGCGCGGGATACAGGCCCGCGACGAGATCCACAGGATGCTGGAGGATGCGGGGAACAGAGCCGCTTTCCCAACCCATATCATTGTCGATCATGATGAGGTCGGTGCACTCCGTTTGCATAAAAACGGCGAGAAGCGTATTCCTCGCCCGATCAACGAAACAATCACCATTAACGACTTGAGTATGCGTTTCGATTCCTAGAGCCGTTAGCTCACTCGTACTCTGCTGAAGCGAACACATCGTATCACTCATCACCCGCTCATCATAGCAGGGAATTCCGAGCATCACTCTCTTGTAGGCCATGAGGGTTTTCCTTTTCCTGAAAAAGGGGAGAGAAGCTTCCTCCTCTCCCCCTCGCACACCTTCTCGCTCAAACCGACCGAATGGCGCCCATCAGGGACAACTGTGAAGCCAGCTTATTGACCGTGACGATCAATTGAGCATAGCCCGCACTGTTGGTTATCATCCATCCAGTCGCAGAGTTCTGTGTCATCGCTGTGTTTGAGAGAACCGTAGCCACGGAGTTTCCACCGATGGTCGAGTTCGAGAACTGAAACACAGGATCATCGAGACGTTGACGCATTTTCCGCTCCAAAAGCGCTTCGCGCTTTTCCCGTTAGGTGAAGCTGATGTTGCCGATGTAGGCGCAAGAGAGACCTCCACCGTCAACCATGACCGAGCATTCGCTCTGGACGAACCCACGCCGAACGTCCTCGTCCTTCGTCTGCACATCGTCCTTGTTCGACGTATCTCGATTCCTCAGGGCGACGTACTTGATCGCCGAGAAATCACAGACGAACGTCGACTTTTTGTAGACCGGATGGACTGAGAGCAAGGGATGGCTCTTCAGAAGGATTCTTCCCATCGGGAGGATCAGCTCTTGGAAGTCGATCCCATAGATCTTCACCGTATTCCCAAAGGAAATATGAGCACCATTCACGGCCTGAATGGCCTGGCCGATCGCAGTTCGGGCGAAATTGCCAATGAAGGCAATCCTTGAGTCGCCGCCGCCCATGTCGAAGTCGAACGCTGGAGCGAACGCTTCCATTAGGGTGACCGCCGCCGCTGAGCCCTGTCCGCCCAAAGAGGTCGTCAGGATCGTCTGTTGGCTCGCCGGGATGAACGTCCGAAGACCGCCCATCGTCCGCTTCGGCTTGCCGTTGACCGCGTCGGTGACTTCACTCTTGACGCCGAAGAGCATCGAAAGCTCAATCGACTTCGCATGGTCGAACATCTTGCGTTTCTTGTCATTCGACCACGGACTGCCCGTCCGGACTTCCGTTTCATTGGCAGTTCCAGTCAGTTCGTAAGTGTTCTTGAAGATCTGTGTGAAGTTCGAGAACTTGACCGGATTCCTCGAAACGGCCCGCGGGGCCGCCGTTCCTTCAGCGTATGCCGACCCGATCAGAGTGAACGCAGCCGTGGCCGAGTAGGCCGCCGCAGAAGAGCCCGCAGCACCACGATTCACGGTGAAGGACGTATCGCTTTGAACCGAAACAACCTCCATCATTTCCGGCGCCCACGTCGACGTATCGGTGCCGGGCTCCACAAGGAGGATGTCACCCCCCTTGAGGTGGGTCGCCGTTTGATAGAGACTGCTCATGGTCGTCGCGGTCGGATCGAGACCGATGATGGTGACCGTCGTGTTGGTCGAGGTGCCCGCCGTTGACGTGGTGAGTCGAACATGAGTTTGTGACTCTGCCCACCATGAGAACTCTGGGTCCTTGACCGTCTTTTTCCCCGCCTTGCTCGTGAGAGCAAACAGCGGCGAATTGCCGTTTGGAGAGAAGAACAAAATGCTCTCGCGGAAATCCTTCGGGCGCTCATCTACACCCCAATCTCCTGTTCCGCGGAGACCTGCAACAGCCGACATGGCCTTTGCCTTTCAGCTCGCTTCGCTAGCGCGCTTCGCGCGCTTCGAAGCTCTTACATCTCGTCGTCGAACTCTTGGCCAAGCCCGTCGAATGGACTTTGACCAGCAGTCGGCGAAACGGGTTCTCTCGCTCCGGGACGGGCTGGAGCAAAGGCAGGAACCGGCCTTCGGGAGACAATCCTCGCCTGAGGCGCATGGCCATTTCCATTCGCTCTCGGAGGAGGTTGACTTCCAATAGGGATTCCCAATTGCGCATGAATCGCGGCCCCGACGAACTTGATCGCCTCGCTCCGGGAGGCTTTCGGATTCATATTCCGAAAGGCCGTCGCATATTGATCGACAAGAGCAGAGTGCTCTTGTTCATTCAGTCCTGGCCACGCTTGGAAGAACGCCGTCAGTGCACTTTGACCCTTTTCCCGTCCCTCGAGGGCCTTCGCGACCCCCCTTTGGATCATCTCTGGGACCAATGTGGTGAGAAGCGTCAAAACATTCTTCGTGCCTTCCAGATGTACTCTCGCCATTATGTTGGGAATAGCACCCACCGCATCCGTGTCGAGAGCCTTTTTCTCCTCGTCACTCAGCGAATAGACGTTCTGCGCAAGGAAGGAGCGCATATGCCGTGCCGCCTCAGCATTCTCGAGGCCGCGTAGCACGCCTTCCGGCGTAGTCAGGTCGGGAGCACCCGGCTGCGTCGGGGCCGGAGGCGGGGGCGCAGCCGGACTCGGCGGCGCGGGCGGAGGAGGCGGTGCTCCCGGCGCAGGCGCTACCTTGTCTGGAGGCGGAACCGCTCCAGGCTCTTCACCTTCGCCTCCCCCATCCGTCGGGGGAAGCGGAAGTTCATCAAGATCATCAAAGGAGGAAAGGGCGTCAAACGAGCCACTGAGTCCGTCAGTCTCACGTACCTCGCCCTCAACAGTCGAGGGACTAACAGGTGTTGGCGAAGGTGCAGCACCCGCTCCCGAGTCTGTCGGGGAAGTTGGGCTGGGGGACCCAGACCCAGAAGGCGGGGCTGCACCAGAAGCGGAATCTGGAGGAGCGAGCAACGGCCCTGTGCCTCCAAGCATGAGTGATCTGAGGGTCATTCGAATTCTAGCCTCTCATCAGGATCGGCACGAGTGAGGTGCTCATCAGCAACCTGGATTATGCCAGAAGGAAGGGTAAGGCACAGTTTGCCCATTAACACGGCCCCCTTGGCGGCATTCTGCTTCATCGCCATCGAGAGGTCCTCTGCGGGCAACTCACATTCTCTCTCTTTTGTAAGAATATGAGCCTGAATGAGATCACAATAGACCTTCCATCCTGGAGTGGCGAGGGTTTCTCTAAGAACTCTCGCAACCTTGATGTCATTCCTTTGACCTTCATCGAGAGGGGGACGAAAGACCTTCGGCTTAGACGGTTGGTCCATTGAGGGCTTCTCCTTGTTCTATCTGGGGCTGCGGAGGAGTTGGCGCCGGAGCCCCTCCACCTTGAGGGCTCATTCCTGGTTGCTTCATGGGGACAACATTTCCCTGCTGCAGTTGCATTTGGAGCATTCCATCAGGCACGACTTGGATCTTGAACTGATTGATATTCCGGGCTCCCGCAAGATTTCCAATGTAGGCGAAGATCTTTCCAACATCATATTGAGCAAGTAGGGCTGGAAATCGTTGAAGCTGAGCCATGATGCCTTGCCAGAGGTTTGCAAGGGCCATCCGATCCACGGGGAGAGTACCATCGACAGCGACGAAATCATAGAAGCCTCCAATGTCCTGCTTTGTGACGTCGAAGAATTGAGGCCCAGCGCTCGCGGCGAGATCGCCCACAAGGCGGAACTTTTTCTCATTCGTATAGTATTGTTGCGAATGCTGCACAAGCATCTGTGAGTGGGGGGAAAAGGCCGTTGCACTCAGGTATTCGGCGACCGTCTTCCACCTGTTCACACCGAATCCCGTACTAGTCCGGACTTCAGTGGCGGTCTTCCGCCCCCCACTCGAAAGGGCACCAAACATCGCATCAGAGATTCCAAGGACGCGCTCGCCCAAGCTCATCATTTGATGAGTGTCCCCGAAGTGATTCTGCGTGACATCAGCGACGGGAACCTGATGGAAGAAGGAGCGCACATCACTCCCGTATGCTTCGGGCCGGAGACGATAGATGAAGCCGGGACCGGCATCTTCAGCGTCAGTGACAATCACCTTCGACGGGTCGATCAAGAACTGATTGTTCAAAGCAGCCCTCACATTGTAGAAGTGTGTGTTGACCAACCAATCCATTGTATTCTGCACCGGAAGTGCAATCTCCGGAATCCCTCGACCAAAGACTCCGTAACCCTCAATCTCGGCTTCGCCGATTGAGAATGGAAACTTCCCATGCGCACTTCCGAGAGGCTGGGCACCAATAATGACCGAAAAGTCATCCGTTACGCTGAAGACCCACTTCTCCGGATAGTCGCTCTCGCCGAGGCGCCATTCCTTTTGGATGAGATCGACGTAGACTTCCCAAAGCCCAACGCTGTGCGGGTGGGTTTTCCCCTCTTCGCCGAGGGTTTCCGCAACGAAGGTGCCGGGCTGCTCGGGCCGCTGAAGCGCCGCGGCACCCTGCGCAACTCCTGTCGCAACACTTGAGCCCCCGGTCGACTTCGGAATGAACTCACAATTCATATAGTAGCCCTGGGCCTTCCGCTTGATGATCTCCGTCCACCCGGAGACTTTATGAACGGCGCAGAACTCCCCCTCCTGGAACCTCCCTATAGGAAAGTGGGGATCATGGAGGAAATCGAACGGACTAACATTGTAGACCTTGTTCCCCTCATAGCCCGGCTCCCGCACCGTGACGCGATTCTTTGTGGCGATCCCGTATTCGTCCACCAACTCCTCTATGTAGGAATACTGAATATCCTCCACACACCAATAGGTGCCGAGGATTCCCACACCATATTTGAGGATGTCATAGAACCAAATATAGTAGGGGCCGACGAGGCCGCCAACTTCGACTTGATACCCAACGAGGGCTTCGAGGCCCTGCGTCTGCTGTTCCGTTTCTCCATGCCGACCAGAGTACTGGTGAACCGGACTTCGCCCGAGGAACACCGTTGAGACATAAGTATGTGCAGTTGAGAGCAAAGCATAGCTGTACGGAATCTGGATGGTCGTATACTTGGGCTGACCTCTCTCCCGATCACTCCTTCGAAGAGCATCATACTCCAGCTCAGGCATATAGGCGAGGGCGCGCTCTTCTGCGTCCTGCCACACCCGGACGAATTGTGATTGCTTCCTCTTCGAGAAATCAACCCTCTCCTTTAGCCGAGCGAGGAGAAAGGCATGAAGAGGACTGTTTTTTGGAACCGAAAGACTCGAACCGCCGGGCATTTTTTCTATTCCTCAAAAGTTTTCATTCGAAGCTCAGACTGACCTTGCGCCGGGCGCGCTTTTTTCTTCCGCTCTTGCGCCTCAACAGCCCCCGGATATGATTCATTCACTCTTCGAGGTTGCATCAATATTCCCATGAGAGCCTGACCAATGAGGCCCACCGGATTCGACCCGAGAAGAGCTCGTGCAAACGCCTCATCTCCGGGGGCGGGAATTGCTCTCCCACTTGAAGAGGGAGGCATCGTCGGCTCGAACGTTGGAGGAAGAGGATCGAGCGGCTCGCCCCCCGTGAAGGGCGAATACCGCTCATTGAAGGTCGCCGGCCCCTGCACAGGGTTAAGAAGCTGCCCCCCATGTACCGCAGGAAAAGAGCTTTTCAACTTCATCTTCAAGCTCCTTTAGTTCAGTTGACCACCCTTATTCGTATCGCAGTCAATCGTTCCGGGGAAGAGGTTGTACGTCATATATCCTGAGTTGATTATCCCTTGAAGGGACGCAAAGCCCTTCGACCCAACAAAGGAACCGTGGAAGGTAACCCCTCCCGCGGGATTCTGCGTGCCGCTTATAACCTCCCCCTTTTCGTTATAAACAGGATTCAGGAAGTGATAGGGAACAATACACATCCCATGATTTGTTCCAAAGAGGAAGTGCTCAGAGAAGGTGGAACCCTCAAAAAAGACATGGATGCCCGGAACACACTCGAAGAGCCCCGCTTTGTTTCCCATCCCTCCATAGACCATCGAACCTTTGAAGTACAAATTGGACGTACCGAGGATCTTCGCCCCGGAGTCCGCAAGGAAGCCAATCGGCCCCGAGACCCGAACGAACCCGCATTCGATCACCGAACAGCCCGTTGCGTAAATGGCTTGGGATTTGTTCCCGATCACTTCCATTCCGATGAAGACGCCCTGGGCAAACCCATCATAAGAGATAGGAGCGACTCCCATCGCGCGGAAGATCTTGACGGCGCTCGGAAGAAGGGGATTGCCCATGAAGATCGTAGGGCCTCCCCCTCTCTTGTGCCGGCCGACGTTCGGTCCGTAGTCCTGCCAGCCCATATGGAGACCGTCATGGATTCGAATGACGGGAGCGAAGCCGTTCGTGTCAATCTCATCCTTGACCTTGTCGACGGCACACTGGATCGTCGCGAGAGGCTTGTTTGCTTCTACTCCATCATACGAGTCGTGACCCCCATCCTCTTCTGTCCGAACAAAGTACGTCGGATTATGGACGATGTCGTTCGAGCCATTCGCTTCGGTCAGTCTGTGCCGGAGGTAAGTCATCAGGGACAATTCCTTACGAGGCGGAGCTTTGGAACATTCGCATTATCAATGATTCCCTCTTCATCCATGACGTCCATCCACGGCTTAGAGAGGCCCGCGAGCGCCATCGAGCCCCCGTCGAGAGCATCGTCATGCTTGACGTTGGGATAAGCGCCGAACTGCGAGATGAACTCCGTATGCTCGGGCGAAACGAAGATCCGACCATTCTGCGCCAGAGGAGCGATCACGTTCTGTATTCGAACCTTTTTCGACTGAATCCTCGCCTGCCCCGGAAGGGGCCACTCCTGGATCGTCACCCAATGTTGACGGCGCGTCATTTCCTCCTGAAGAATCCAACGCAGAACCTTTTGATACGCAACAGTTTCGACAATCGCATTCGTTATGCGAAAGCGGACGGCGAGCTCGAAGAATTTCGCAATCGTCCACGAAGGCTGGTGGCCCCTCATTTGTTCTAGAGCTAGGAGGTAGAAGTTATCTCCATAACGCCTCCAGACTTGGATCGACTCGAAGTCCGAGTCGAGGCTCGCCTTTTTCTTCTTCTCCTCCCCAGGTGTCGGAGGAGGAACTGGATCAATCGAAAGGACGGTAACTCCACTTCGAGGAGCCTCTTCAGGTTGATAGAAACGGAGCCAATCCGGCCGAAAGAAGCAGGTCTCCCTCGAGACGACCCTGCACTCCTTTTCTCGGACGAAGACGGAGAGCGTGTTCTCCGCCGCCGCCGCGCGCTTTTCCTTCCTGAGGGATTCCGTCGTGTGTCTCTCGGGCCATGCGCTCTCCTGGAGTTCAACAGGAGCATCCTCCGTTTCGGGCGTCCAGCACGAGAACCGAACCGTACGCCACTCTGTCGAGGCCGCCGCGCGGGCCGTTACGTCATCGCCGTCCTGAGGCGTGTTCGCCATCACCATCTTCGCGTTGGGCGCATCGGCCGGAGGGGCGAGCGAGTTCTTCACCGCAGAGATCACAAGCTGGTTTATCTTCTCCCTCTGCTCTGGACTCGCTCCATTCTCGTCCGTCAAGATGTCGTCCAGGACAATAAGGTCCGGCCGATAGTCGTCGAAGTTGATACCACGGATTGACTCCGAGGTAATGCCAACCCCGAGGACCCAGATCGGCTGCCCGAAGAGGCGATGATTGATCTTCAATTCCGTTTCCGACCATTTTTCACCTTTCGCGAGCCCGAAGAGGGATGCAAACATAGGAAGCGTTCGCGCGCCGTCGGCCCCCATCTTGGCTTCAATGCGGGACTTGAGCCACTGAATATTCTGCGTAGCCTTGATCTCAGAGGACGCAATATAGAGGATCGTCCGGGAAATGCCATAGGCTATCCTCTTCGCGGTGAAAATCCTCAGCTTCGTCGTCTTGGCGAAATCTCTCGGAAGGAGGAGATTCAAGAGACGCGTTTGGGGATTGTTCAGTTCCTTGTCGACGGCCTCGTGCATTTTGGGCGTCGGCTGCCTCATCGCCTGGGGAAAGAACGTTCGAGCGAACAGATCATCGTCGACGGCACAGAGGTCGACCAGCTCGGCGCTCGAAATGGAAGTTTGAGGAAGGGCTTGGTTCATTCGTCAATCCTCCCCCGCCGCGCGCTCTTCGCTCTCCGCGCGCGCCGCCACTTCGTGGCCGCTGAAGCGGAGGACTCCGATTCGGTCCAGGGCGAAGTATGTATCCAGGTTCGGAATCAAAACCGGTTGAGGCACTCCGACAAAGGGATCGACGCTCCTCGTGATGCAAATGAGCCGCGTGACCTTTGGCCCGTAGAAGGAAGTGCATACAGGGAGGTAAAGATGTCTCAACTGCCAATAGGCGAGTTCGCACCACCTGATCTTGATCTCGATGATTGTGAGGATTTCCTTCTCAAATATGATCGCGTCCGGCTGGCAAAAACGAGCGAGGCGGCCGCGAGGAAGCCCAGAAGCGTCCTCCGGGTGGTCTTCGGTCCAGTAGCGAAACCAGGGGCCGAGGACGGCCTGGGGCTTCTCTCGAGCGAGGAACTCCTTCGTCTTTTTCTCATAGAGGAGCCCCGCTTTCTGCGCTCCGCTTTTCGTCCTAAAGTCTTTTCCGTGAGGATCGAGGGCCAGAGTTACATTCAGTATCTGTTCCTTTCGGAGAGGAATGAACCCCGGAGGGGGAAGACCAAGAGAGTCGAGCCGCACATCTTCTCGAACCTCTGGCGAAGAGAACAACGACGCCCTCATAACATCAGTCCTCTTCGGGTCCAGCATCCCCTCCGGGGGAAGAGTCCACGATCGGGGAGGATCGACTGGACTCAACTTGGATCACTTTGCTCTGCGACTCGATCAACTTTTGCCTTGAGGCTGCGAGCTGTTCGGCCGAAACGGGGGCGACGACCTGGGCATTATTCTGAATAACAACCGAGGGGCCGCTTTGCTTCTGCCCGAAGCCGAGCCGATTCAGATTCTTATCCGCCATTTCGCTCAGTTCGAGGAGGGGAATCATGACCTGCCGCGTGTCGAGCTTCTCCTGCATGAGGTCGAGGGCTCGAATGGTGGTCTTGGCCAAGCGAGTGTTGAGGGCCTCATTGAGGGCTTTGTTCTGTTCGGCCCTTCGTTGCTCATACCTCGCTTTGAAGAGGTCCGTCGACATCACAATGGAGATGGTCGAGGCGGCTCTTCCAAGCCGCTTCGCAATCTCATTCTGATTGATTTCGGGCTCGCCGAGGAGAAGATCAATAATCGAGTCGTACCAGAAGCGGAACTTCTTCCGAGCTCCTCCGCGGGGCTCTTCCTGGTCAAAGATCGAGGCGATGGCAGTCATGATGAGGAGGGTCCTCGTGCGGGCCGCGGGGGCTGTTTGCTTCGCAAACGGTTCTACCGCTATCCCCGTGATGATACAGGGAAGAAGGCGGGCGGCTAGGGGGCGGCCCACTTGGGCCTGTTTGCGCATACTGCGAATTTGCGCATACTGCGAAAATTTGCGCATACTGCGAAAGGGGGCCATTCAAGCGGAAAATCCTCTACGCCGCGTGAGAGGAGTAAAAGAGGGAGGCCCCACCGGGCCGACTCGGGGGGTGGGACCACTTGGGAATAAAACTGGGGAGCCCTTGCGAGCCCCCCAGGAAGGATAGCCGTACGATAGTAGGGGCCATTGGATCGCGGCCAATAGCCCCTTTGCGCTTTCCCCCTACAGGTTGCTGAGGTCAACCCCCGTCGTCGCTGGGGCTAGAGTCTCATACTGCTGACGCACCTTGGGATTGCGCATTGCATATGCAGAGTAGCCGATTGCGCCCTTGGGCCATGTACCATCGACAGCCTGGACGACCGGCTCGCCCTTGGAGTTGACGCGCCCTTGGCATTTGGCGAAATAGGGCTTTGGATCACTCTCGCCCTTTGCATTCGCAATAGCTTGTGCCACAATCGCGGGATCGTATTTGGGCGCACCGATTCCACCACCGGCCGTGGCCCAATCGCCATTAGCCGTGCCCGCGGTGAATTCGTTGATTGCAACCACTGCGTCGTCCACCGTACCAGGGGCGTCCTTGTCATTGAGTACGGTATTGGCCACATTCCCGAGTTTCGTATGGAATCCCAGAATGCCATACATGGTAGTGTCGCGGCCCGACTCGCCGAATTGGAGATCCCACGACTTCGCCACGACGAACTTGTCGCCCTGCATCGTCCCCAGACTGTAGCGGGAGCCGGTAGCGTCTTCCATCTTAGCCACGGGCTTGCCGTTGACGTCGATATAGTCGCGTTCGCTAACCTTTTTTCGATCACTAGCCATTTTCAGACTCCTATTCCCGGTCGCATGATCGCGCCGGTGGACTACATTTGGCACATTAGGGGGGGTGGAGTCCAGTCCCCCTGCGGATTTTTTTTCAGCCTTTCGATCACGAATTGTTACAAGCCCCGGCCCCCTGCGGGGCAGGAGAACTCGGGCAACACGGGCAACATCATCCTCATCGTCTCGCCCGCAGCGGCACACTGCCCCCCAAAGCGGCCCGTTAGCCGAAGCGCCTATGAGGTCCACAGACCCTAGAATACTGGCCCTAGAAGAGTACTATTATTTTTTTTTTTTTTTTTTTTTTTTTTTTTTTTTTTATTTTAATT